CTACGGCATCGGCATCGGAGGTCTGCTGATCCTGGTGCTGCTCGTCTTGCTGCTCACGGGCCGCCTCTAAGCCGTGCCGCCTCTCAGATCCTCCTCGATCCCGTCCGCGATCGTTCGTAGCAACTCGGGCAACCGAAGCGTGACCTCGGCCGTGGCCTGAACGCTGAACCCACTGCCACGCGACCCGCCCAACACGACGACGACCACGCCAGCCGCCTTCGCGTTCTTCCTGACCGTCGTCGCCAGCGCATCGTATTTTCCCGGCCCGAGCGCCATCAGCGCACCCTCGGCGGCGGATCGTCCCGCATCGCCCGCGCCATCCGTTCGGCCCACGCCAACACCGCCGGCGGACATATCCCCCGCCCATCGCACCACGACGCCACCACCTGCCGCGACCGGCCCACGGCCGCCCCCAGGACGCCCCTGTCCCACCGCAGCGCCACGAGGGCAGCCGTCAGCCGCGCGGGCGCGTCACCCCTGTCAGCGGCCCCCGGAGGCCGTCCACGCGGGCGGCGCGGTTCGGTCTGGTGGGTGACAGCCTCAGCCGCGTCCAGGCCGCTCACAGCCCTCCTCCAGCCGCCAGCAGGTGCGCGCCCCATAGTATCGCCGCCGCGACAGCCGAACCGGCGACAGCACCCGCCGAGGCCAATGCCGCCGCCAGTCGCCATGGCTCGTAGGTCTTTAACTGGCGCACCTGCTCACTTCGCGCGGCGATGTCTAAAAGCAGCAAGTCCCATTTCGCGGGCTCATACCGCCTGATCTCGCGCACTTGCTCACTGCGTAATTCCAGGTCGAGCAACAATAAATCCCAGCGGGCTCGCTGTTCCTGCTCAGGGGTTGGGACGGATGTGGCGCTCATGTTCGTGTCTCCTGATGAAATGGGGAGCGAGGCCCGGAGGCCCCGCGTGGTGGTCAGGCGGCGAGTTTGAAATTCGGTGACTGCCACCATGCGATCCGCGCCCGCATCCGCTCGGTTACGGAAACTTCCATCTCGCCGGTGTGGTAATTCTTGGTCATGTCTCTGTGTCCCTCGGTTTCGATGATTTGTTTTAGCCGCACCGGAACAGGGATGCAAGAGTTATTTTGGGCGAAGTGGATTATTTTAATGGGATCGAGTTCATACAAACCCGTAGGTCACCACAAAACGGACGATTGAAAGCGTGGCCGCGCGCCGAATTGTACACAATTGACCTGTTTTTGGCCCAATTCCGTACAAGAAAACCCCGATCCTTACGGGAACGCACCGCACCCGCGCGTTTAACAGGCCCAAATTACCCTAACCGCACATTAGCGTAACACCGCGCGCATTGGGTCCGATCCACTCCGTGGAGCAACGCGTGGAGCGGCAGGACAAACGTGGAGCATTGCGTGGAGCGGCAGAGCGTGGTAGCGGGGAATGAGGAACGCACTGTATCAGGAATGAGATGCCCGGCGGCCGACCGTCACTTTATCGCGACGAATACGTGGCGCAGGTGCGACGCCTCGCGTTGCTTGGCCTCACCGATGAGGAGATGGCCTCATTTTTCGAAGTGTCGAAGCACACACTCTACGAGTGGGATGAGGCGCACCCTGAGTTTTTGGACTCTCGCGCGCGCGGAAAACGTCATGCGGACGGGCGTGTGGCCGAACGGCTTTATCATCGCGCGCTGGGGTATTCGCACAGGGCCGTGAAGATATTCATGCCGGCTGGAGCGTCGGAGCCGGTCTACGCCGATTACGTGGAACACTTCCCGCCCGACACCCAGGCCGCGTCGTTGTGGCTTCGTAATCGCCAGCCGGACAAGTGGAAAGATCGCACGGAGCAGGCTGTTTATGGCGATCTCAACATCCACCGCGTGCTGTCCGAGGCGCCGCTGACCATCGAGGAATGGACGGAAGCGAACGTTATCGAGCCACCCGATGCCACTTGATGGCGCGACCGCTCCCGCTCGCGTTGTATGGGCGCCGCAACCGGGGCAGCAACATAAACTCGTTACGTGCCCCTACATGGAGATCCTGTTCGGCGGCGCGCGTGGTGGCGGCAAGACAGATGGCGTGCTCGGCAAGTGGGCGGTGAAAGCGCAACGCTACGGCGTCGGCTTCAATGGCGTTTTCTTCAGGCACGAAATGCCGCAGGCCGACGATCTCATCGAGCGAGCCAAGGAAATCTACATCCCGCTTGGCGCCGAGTGGCGTGAACAGCCGCGCCAGTTTCGTATGCCAGGCGGTGGCCGCGTGCGCTTTCGCCCGTTGGAGAACGTCGTTGACGCATCGAAATACCAGGGCCAAAACCTGACGGATTGCGCGGTCGAGGAAGCGGGCAATTTCGTCGACCCGAAGCCGATTGACATGCTGTTTGGCGCGCTGCGTTCAAAGGGCGGCGTGCCGGTTCAACTGATATTAACGGCCAACCCAGGCGGCGTAGGCCAGCAATGGATCAAGCATCGTTACATCGATCCGGCGCCGCGTGGCATGACGCCGCTGGTCCGCAAACTGCCGAACGGCGCGGAACATCGTTACATCTACATACCGTCGCGCATTCAGGACAACCGCATCCTGCTCGCGAACGATCCGACCTACATCAACCGGCTGCATCTCGTGGGTTCGCCGGAACTGGTGCGCGCGTGGCTGGAGGGTGACTGGAACGTCATCGCCGGGGCGTTCTTTCCCGAGTTTTCCGCTGTTCGTCACATCATGGCGCCGCGCACGCTGCCTGATCACTGGGCGCGGTTTCGCAGTTTCGACTGGGGCAGCGCGCGACCGTTCGCGGTTCACTGGTGGGCGGTCAGTGATGGCTCGATCCCGGACATCGCGCGTGGCTGCCTCGTCTGTTACCGCGAGTGGTATGGCATGAAGCCGAACGAGCCGAACGTGGGCCTTCGCATGACCGCCGAGCAGGTGGCCGAGGGGATACGTGACCGCGAGAGCGACGATCCAAAGCCCGCCAGCGGCATGATGGTGGGCGTCGCTGATCCCGCGATCTTCGCCGAGGATGGGGGACCATCGATCGCCGCGCGCATGACGCAGGCGGCTCGCATCGTGTTTCGTCCCGCCGACAACAAGCGCGTGCCACAACGCGGCGCCATGGGCGGCTGGGATCAGTTGCGCTCGCGGCTGGTCGGTGACGCGGACGGTAAGCCGATGATCACGTTCTTCTCGACATCGATCCACGCCATCCGCACGTTGCCAACGTTGCAACACGACGCGAACCGCGCGGAAGATGTAGATACGGACAGTGAAGATCATTGCGCTGACGAGATTCGTTACGCTTGCATGAGTCGTCCTTTTGTCCGAGATATGGAACGGCAGAAGCCCCGCGACAGTTGGGACGCGGCGTTCAACCGGGACGCGGAAGAACTGCGCGACTGGAGGGTGGCGTGATCGACTACGCCAACATAAGCCGCGACGAGTTCCAGGCGGTCTTGGATGCGTGGGAACAATCCGTGGTCGATGGGGAGCGTGACACAATGACCGACTACCGCACACTGTCCGGCGCGGAGTTCCTGCGTGAAGTCGGCGACGACCCGGACAAGTGGGCCGACGCGGCGATGCTCAAGGCAGAGGATCGCGGCTACAAAGTCGATCGCGATTGGCTGCGGGATCTGCTCGCCGACGTGATGTATGTCGCGCGCAAACACTCAATACGCGAAGTCCTGAAACGAGAGGGTGAATAGCCATGATCCGCCTGCTAATCCTGGCCGCTCTCATGTCGCCCTCGGTGGCGCACGCGCAGGCCCTTACTTACGCCGACCGATCCGGCACGATCACCGCCGGCGGCACCGCCCAGGTCGTCCTACCGGCGTTCCCTGGCCGCCATGGCTGCATGATCCAGAACCAGTCGGCGGGTAGTCTGTGGGTGTCCGAGACGGCGACAGCGGTCGCCGGGCCGCCGTCGATCCTGATCCCGGTCAATCAGCAGTTCCTCTGCATGAGCCCCGCATCCGGCCAGGCTTACAGCATAATCGGCGCCACCACGGCGCAGGCGTTCGCGGCGCGGGAATGGTGATAGGACGGCGCTCACTGTTGGTCGCCGGCGCCGCGTTTCCAACAGCGGCGTATGGGCAATGTGTGACGGACGCACCGGAGGCCGCGAGCACCAACTTGCTGCTGCAAAGCGGCGACTTTTCAAGCGGCACATGGTCGAAGGGCGCGACCGGAACATCATCCGCCCCGGTCGTGACGGGAAACAACACGACCGCGCCAGATGGAACGACAACGGCATCGCGCATTGTCTATCCGTTGGTATCCGGCGCGGGGTCGTCCAGCGCCGTGTCGCAAGGCGTCGCCGTGACCGCGACCGTCTACACATTCTCGGTGTGGTTGCGTGGTGCCGCCGGCGGCGAGCGTGTTTATTTACAGATGACACCAGACGCGGTGACTTTTCGCAGTGCTCCGGCGATCCTGACTATCTCATGGCAACGGTTCATTTACACGTCGCCGGCTTTAACCGCGGTCACATGGTATCCAGCTATCGGCACGGACCTGCGAGATGGCGCGCAAACATCCACATCCGCGCAGACCATTTACGCATGGGGAGCGCAGTTCGAGCTGGGTTCGTTCGCGACATCCTACATTCCAACGACATCGGCCCCCGTCGCGCGGCCGGTCGGTGCGACGGTCATGTCTCCAACGCTGAAATGCCTACAGGTGACGAAATGACCTATCCATGGGCGCCCGGTGACGCTTTGCTCGCCGTTGATCTGAACGCGGCCATCGCGAATGTCACGTCATCGTCCGCCAGAGC